GTTGGATGCCATGCGTAGCACTGACACAGTTGTAGAAAATAGTATGGATGCAGATGCAGCAGTCATATGGAGTGTGCTGTGGTATGGACGTATGAGTGCTAACAAAAGAGTTTGGGATCATTATAGAGCGCAGAACAAACCTGTGTTTGTTATAGAAGTTGGCGGACTACTACGCAATGAAACTTGGAAGTTAGGCATAAACGGCATCAATAGAGATGCTAACTTCGGTTTAGAAGATACCATGCCGGATGATCGCAGACAAAAATTAGGCATAGAATTACAACCATGGAAGCAAGATGGTGAATATGTGCTTGTGTGCGGACAGCACGGACACAGTCAACAATGGGTTGACATGCCAGACATGGATACCTACTACCGCAACACCATAACTGAAATACGCAAACACACCGATAAGCCTATAGTTGTACGCAGTCATCCTCGTTACAGAGAAGGATTGCATTGGGCCTGTGATATGCAATGGTACAAAGATCAGGAAGTCACTTGGAATATACCAAAGCACATTCAACAAACATATGACAGTTTTGATTTAGAACACATGCTCAAACACACATATTTTACAGTGAGTCACAGTAGCAATGCTGGTATAAACAGCATCTTACAAGGTGTACCTAGTGTGGTTAGTGAAAGCAGCCTAGCATACGAAGTAGGTTCTACTATAGGCACATTGTTAAACAAACCTAACAGACAAGAATGGTTAAACCGTTTGTGCTACACTGAATGGTATGCAAACGAAATACACACACAATGGCATAGAATCAGAAATTGTGTATAGACGTTTTACGGTCATAAATACCCTAGAGCGATTGTGCTCTAATTAAAAGATAGGTTTTAAGCCTACACCCAAATTGGTTAACCAAAGGAAGAAATCAAAAATGTTGAAAAAATCACTTGCAACTGCAGTTGCATTAGTCTGCATTGCTGGCGCGGCACATGCAGAAACAGTAGCTCCTGTTGACAGCCTAGAGGTAAGTCCTTTTGGTCGAGCTCGTACATATGTAGAAGTAGACTCTAGAGATGGAGTTGATCCAATTGTTGACTCAGGTAGTTCACGCATTGGACTAAAAGCCAAAGGTCAAAGCGGTGCTATTGGCATCTTTGGCGAATTAAGTGCAAACTTAAATCTTAACGGTGGCGAAAATGTAACCACACGTTTTGGTTATGCTGGCGTTTCACTAGAAAAGTTAGGTAGCCTAAGCATAGGTAGACAGCAAGGTGTACAAGATAGTTTCACCGATAATGCAGACATTTTCACCGGAGCAGGCAACGCTGCTGCACAACAGATGGGCTTCTATGCAAGTCAAAGCATCAAATACACCAACGAAATTGGTGGAATCAAAGTTGCTGCTCTTGCAGGAATGGATGACGACGATGCAGGTAACGAAACAGTTGATCGTTACGAAGTAGGCATTGGTGCTTATGGCTTTGCTATTTCTATGGGTCAGGACGAAGGTGCTGATACTTCATATTACGGCATTGGTTATGGCGGCAAGTTTGGCAAAGTAAGTGTAGGAGCAAGTTACACAATTGCTGACGCCAATGACGGTGGAAGTTTTGAAGATATCGTAATGTTCAACAGTGACGACACAACCGCTGTAACACGCGGCATTGAAGTTGCTGCAGGTTTTGATGTATCAGAAAAAGTTGCAATCATTGGTGGTTACAACCTAACAGATGCTAACGGCGACGAAGGTGTTGCTGTTGGTGAGTTACAATATGGTCTAGGCAAAAAAGCATTTGCATTTGCTAATCTTGAATATGATCTTGATGCAAGTGAGTATGTAACTAGAGCAGGCCTACAAATTAATTTTTAATAGGCTTTTAACTTAACAATGAAAAAAGCAGCGTTTCCGCTGCTTTTTTTATGAGTGATGTCTGTAATCAAACACTTCGCCATCCAGCCATTTTGTTATAAGTCCATTGTCTGTGAGATAACCAATGCGAGTGACGATTTCACTCATGTTCTCACTGAGTAATCCAAATTCGTCTAACTGATACCAAGTGCTGGCATAATCTACAGGGTCTTGGTTTTTATAACAAATAACTTCTATATAATCTTCAAAGGCAGGTTTTTTAAAATACGCATCTGCACAATCAAATCCGTTGAGTGCTAACAAATATATCAACTGTGAAAGTGTAAAAGTAGAATACTGGTTTGCAAATGTATAGTTCTTAAACCTGTGATGCACAACATTAATGGTGCTGGGCACACAAAGATATAACATGCTGTTTACAGCCATTTGCTTGCTGATAGCACCTAACAGTTTTAGTGGACTGTGTGCATATTGTAATGTGTCGTGGCACCATACAACATCAAATTTGCGTTCACTAAAAGGTAATCTGTCTTGTGTGTTAAAGTCATGCTTGACCAACATGATGTTTTTGTTATTGTAAGGTTGTTTGGGTTTTACATCAAGCCCAACACAATTGATGTTGAGTGGTTGTGGATTTTCTAAATCTCCATCTGTAGCATTAGCCCACCAATCTAAATCTAATCCCTCACCGCTACCAACATCCAATAAATTTTTGATGCTGCGTTTAAAATCAATAAACCCATCTAGATACTGCAGTGTCTGCATGCTGTGTGCGTGACTTTCATGTGCAGATGAAAACATCATGATTTGAGTATACCTAACATGCTATATCCTTTAGCAACTTCCATTGCAGCATCGCCATCTCTTATCAGTTTTGGCAATAGTTTTTTATCATCATACTTGGGATTGTTTTGTACCACAAGCATTATATCTATTGCTTGTTTATAATTCTTTTTAGCATTAGTAAAGAACTGTTGGCAATCTCTGTATCTACGCCAACCTTCAGCAGTTGCAGCACCGTTGCGTATACCCTTGAGCATAGCAGTTTCTAGTTTGTTACACTCCATCCAACGATTGTATATATCCATATACTCGAAATCAGACTTGGACATCTTCCATACCCGCTGTTCTCAGTCGCACAATGTGACCCATTTGCCACTGTTTGGTATCAAGGCCTTTCATTATGCCCAGCCAACGGTTGCGTAACAGTGCTACTTCATTGATGATTGTTTCAAAGTCTACTACTTCGTCCTCGCCATCCACATACTTTTCAGCATCACGTGATGTAAGTGCTCTTGGATAGTTTTCCAAGTACTTCACAAAATGCTTGCGGCGTATCTTACGCAACTGTATGTTGAGGTGATTGAGTACTGCTTCTACTTCTTGCAATTGGTTGAAACGTATTTCTGTTACTGCAGGCAAGTGTTTGATATTCTTCTCAACTATGCCATGAATACCACACTCTTTGCGAGCCTCTACTAGCTCTGCTTCAAAGTGTGCTATAAAGTCCGGGATATATGACATATCCTGTACTACTTTGCTATACCAATTTGCCATGTTTATATACTACAACAAGAGAGAAGAACTGTCAACTGTTTAGTCGCTCCAGTCAAAATCTTCATCATAATCATCTTCTAGTAGACCGTGATCTTCTATGGATTGTTTAAGATATTTGTCTTCTACTAGTTCTAGTAACTCTTGCTCGTCTACACCCAAATCAATCAGGCTGTTGATGTAATGGTCAGCAGCCTGTTGTTTGTCTTTGATGTATTGAGAAAGAATTTGCCAAGACTCGAGTATCAAGTCTTTTTCTTCCATTATTAATCTTCCCCGTTGTCTATGTCAACTGCAACGCTTTCTTCGTCAAACTCTGCTGTTGGCTCGGTATTTACCTTTCCTTCGGAGATGTCTTTCATAATAACTTCAAGTTTTTCGCCAGTCCACTGCTTGCGAAACTCAATCATTTCTTCACCAGCGGCTGTTGTATACTTGAGACGGTTACCTTGTTTAACAAGTAGTTCTTGTTTTTCAAACAAGTCAATAAGTCCACTGTATGGATCCATACCTGTTTCATATGGAATCTTTACTTGTACACCTTCAAATGGTTTAGCGTAACGTGTTTTCATAACCTTACAAGCGGCACGAATACCACGCACATCACTGACTTTGTTGCCTGCCTCATCTTCTTTGAGTTTGAGTTTACGCATTGCAACAACAATGCTACTTGCATAGATAAAACCTTGTCCGCCTGAAATCTTGTCATCTGGATCAAACATGTCTTGTGAAGCGTATGTATGGTTGGTACACACCATACCAACATTGTAACTGCCAATCATGTTTACAGTGTTACGAACAAGTGCTGTTAATGCTTTAGGCTTACGACCCAAGTCACCTTTCATATCGCCTTTATCAAACTGATCTACGTCTGTTGGTGTTAGCAACATGCCTAAACTATCAATTACAAACAACACCTTTGGACGTTCTTCCTCAGCCATTGCTTTGTAGTCTTTCATGAATGTTGAAATTGTTTTAGCAACATCATCAATCATGCTCATGCTGAGTTTGAGCAGTTTGCTTTCGTCTGTGTCTACACCTAGTGCTTGTAACCAACTTTCGTCAAGTGCATTCTCACTGTCTACTAGCACAACAAAGATACCTTGCTCTTGTGCAGCCTTAACAATGTTACCACTTGCAAAATAACTTTTGCCTGCACCACTTTCACCAGCAAACACAGTTACTTTGCCCATGGGCACACCTTTATAAAAGTCGCCACTTATAAGCCAATTGAGTGCATAGCTTCCTGTGCTGATCCAATCGGTTGGATCATGAAACCCAATGCTGAGTCCGTCTATGCTTTTTGTAATGTCCTTCGGGACTTTGC